AGCGTGTGATGGAATTAATGCAGCAGAAGCAGTTAGAAGATGAGCGTAAGCGTGAAACTGATCAGCTAGAACAGGAAGTGCAGCAAGTGGCTCAACAGTACTTCGGTAAGATGGCTCAAGGTAAGGATATGTTCGAAGACTTTGAAGCTATCACGGCAGATTTTAATCCTGCTGAATTTCCCCAATTAGTATTCTTAGCTAACCAGATGGATAACACCCCAGCTATCATTTACGAGCTGCGGAAGAATCCTGGCAAGTTAGCGGATTTAGCTGTGCTGGTGGAGAAATCCCCGAACATGGCTAGAAGTGAGCTTAATAAGCTTTCCGAGTCAATTAAACGGAATGACGAAGCTAAGCGCACCTTGCAAGAAGCTCAAGACCCCTTAAGCCGTCTGAAACCTTCGCCAGTGGGGACAGACAATGGTACGAAAACCGTACGAGATTTCAAGGGTGCCTCCTACTTACGAGGCTAGAAATCTTACTGAACTGGTCATGTCTGTCCCTCTTATAAGGATATTATCGGAGATTATGACATGGCCGTTCCAAACAATATTGTGCAACAGGTTCAGACCTACCAGCTATCTAACTTAGCTTACTTACAGAACTTAAACTGCTTCGTAGCTACAGCTAATACAAGATTTAAGAATTTTGAGAAAATGACTGCCAATCTTGGCGACACAGTCACGTTCGATTTGCCACCTAGATTCACAACTGCTGCGAGCTTAGTCGCTTCGTTCCAGTCCGCGGATCAAAGGGTAGAGAACTTAACTGTAGATAAAGCTATCAACGTGTCCTATGCCTTCACAGCACAGCAATTCATCTTCAACGTAGAAGATTATATGGCACAATTTGGTAAAGCCGCTGTGATGGAGATGTCTGCCGAGATTGAAGCTGATATTGCCACTGTGTGCGTAGAAGCGCCATTTAGATTTTATGGGGACGGAATCGTCCAAATTAATTCTTATGGTCAATTGGCCGCAGCACTCGCAATGTATCGCAACTTTGGGGCAGCCAAGGATAATACTAAGTTTTACTTAAGTGATATTGCTCAATCTGCCATTGTGAATACAGGTCTTAACCAATTCGCTACAGACCGGAACAATAAGTCTGCTAACTCATGGGATGTAGGTGATTTCGATCGAGCTGCATTCTATGTCTCCAACTTACTTCCAGTTCATACAGCCGGAACTATCGGTGAAGATGGTACTACATTAACTGTAGTCTCCGTGGTCAAGAATTCTGATGACGCTGTAATTCAGATTGTATTCTCCGGTGCGGGAACTGATGCCGATGCCATTAAAGAATTCGATAAAGGTCAGTTCGTAGATGGTGTCTCAGGTCAGCCAAATCTACGCTACAGAACTTTCATTGGGCACAAAGTATCGAGCAACCCTGTGCAGTTCAGAGTTACAGCTGATGCGGCTTCCAGTGGTGGTAACGTTACAGTAGACGTATATCCTCCTTTGAAGGCTTCTGATGGCAATACACAGAACTTGAATTTCGCGATTGCTGCTGGCATGCAAGTTACTTTCCTACCTTCTCATAGAGCTGGGATGATCACTGCTGGCAACCCATTATTCTTAGGAATGCCTATGCTGCCTGAGGAAGTTCCATTCCCTACAGGTAATGAGGTCGACCCTGATACTGGCGTGTCATTGCGTATGTATTACGGTTCCCGGTTTGGCCAAAACCAACGTGGCATGATTCATGATGCGATTTGGGGTAAGAAGTGTGTGCCCGAGTATGCGATGAGCGTGATCTTCCCATTATAAGTCCATTTGGGGTACATGAATGTGCCCCCTTAATTCTATAAGGATATTAAAATGACTATATCTACACCTATCGTAAATGCCGGAACCATGTACATTAATGGCATGAGAATGGCTTTTGCTTCAACTACTACTTTTACTGTTAGCCAAGGTCTATGCCGAAATTCTACTAATGTGAATGACATCATGATTGGTCTGCCATTAAATGTGGCTGCTACTCAAACTGGTGAGCTTCCCGTGGATGCTGGTGCTGGTGCTGTGACAGTTGACATCACGACTACTGGAGCAGGTGGCCTAGATAATGGCACTATAGCTGCTAGCACATTCTACGCTGTACATGCAGTGGGAGACAGCTTCGGGAATAACCCTGGGACTGTAGTAATTTCGACCAGCGTAACAGATCCCTTATTACCAGCAGGCTATAACATGTTCCGCAGAATTGGGTTCATTAAGACCTCGGCTGGCACATTAGTATTAGCTTTCCGCCAAGAAGGTGTGACTGCTGATAGATGGATGTGGTGGGATGTGGCCATTGCAACCTCTATTACCGCAGGTGCGTCAGCCACTTTCGCTACGGTAGATTGCAGTGCCGGGATTCCAGCCATGGGTGTCGATAGTGATGCTAAATTCTTAGTGGCTTTCACTCCTACTGCTGCTGCGGATAAATTGGAATTACGTCCAGGATTATCCAGTGCTACCAATGGTTATGCGAGAGAGTCTGGTTCGGTAGCAGCTGTTGCTAAGACTACTATCATGGAATGCCCAATTGATACCCCGATGACTGATGCTGTGGATTATCTCGTCACAGGGTCGGCTGTTGCGATATCTGTTGCGGCGTACCTAGATCAGTTAGAACCACAATTGTCATAAGGATATGCCATGGCCTACTCAACCTTGAAGTTGATTGATAATGCTTACTACGAATCCGGTATTGTTTCTAGGGGCTTTGAGACAGTGGGAGGCCAACAGGCTATCGATGGACTTCAGTTCCTGAATGACATTATAGCGGATAAGACTGTCGAGAATGGTCTTATCCCCTATTACCAGCAGTATGATTTCACAGCCATTACCGGACAGGAAGCATATTTCATCCCAGATTTAATCGAGATTGATACCTTCGTCTTCTTTATCGATACTGTCAGATATCAGACGGAGAATAGAGCGAGACGCGAGTACTTCGGCTCATCTAGGGCGGACAATATCCAATCACTTCCAGGTAGCTGGCATATGGAGCGCTGCTTCGGAGGCGCTAATATTTACATCTACTTCAAGCCTAATACTACATACCCATTAACCTTATGGGGACAATTCAGGCTTCAGGAAGTGGTGATTAACCAGGATTTATCACTTACGTTAGATAGATTCTATATTAACTATTTGAAGTTCGACCTAGCTGCGAGACTATGCGCAGAATATAACTATAATGTGCCACCTGGAGTCGCTAAGCAGCTTGCAATCTATGAAGATAATATCTCTAAGAAGAGTGGTCCTATGGATTTACGCCTCATCAAGCTATCTACCTTGCAAAGACGTGGTGGGATCAATTATGGACAAGTCAACATTGGCCATGGTTGGGTGACATAATATGATGATGACTCCAGGTGGCACCCAGATACCAGTCAAGATAGTAGGAAGCTCAATCTTCGGACGGCATCCTATTATCTCCGATGAGCGCACTTGGAATCTCTTTATATCCGATGAGTGGCTGATTAACTTCGCCGGATATAATCAGGCTGTCGATATATTACCTCTTCTAAATGAAGGTCGAGGCCTATTCCATTCTACTCGGGGTAATTTCATGCTGGCAGTTATTGCAGCTAACGTCTATCGAATTAATTCTAATCTAGGATTTACATTCCTCTTCAGTCTGGATTCCAGTACTGGCGAGGTCTTCATGGATGAGAATCTCAGCTCGCAGATAGTGATTGTGGATGGCACATCTATCGGATATATCTATAATTACACGACTGATACATTTGGCCTCATAGACTATGACTTCGGTGCCGGAGGAGTATCATTCATTCCGAATTACGTCACTTACCATAATACCTATTTCATCTTCGGCAATGCGGCTCAAGACCCATCGGGTTCAAACTGGTTCGTCTATAAGACAGGATTCAATCCCACAAGCTTAGCCGACCCATTGAAGCTCGTATGGGTACAGACATTAGCGCTTCAAACTAAGCCTGACTTTGCTAAGGCTGTAATTAGAATTCCATCTCATGGTAATAATATTTTGGTGCTTGGAACCACAGTAGGAGAGATTTGGGCGAATGTGGCAGGACTCCAGATTTACCAGAGGCAATCCTCTATCAACTTAGACTATGGTGTAGTATCTGTCTCGACCATTGCGGCTTCGGATGATATGGTCGCATGGCTTGGCCAGAATGAGAAGTCGAGTAAATCTATCATGGTTATGATGGGAGGCAGGGCAGAGAGGTTATCCACGGATGGCATCGATTACCTATTGAGCCGGGTGATACATCCAGACAAATCTACGGCTATGTTCTACCGTCAGGATGGGCATGTATTCTATATCTTAAGCTTCATCCATGCAGATGATAACTTCAGCATAATGCATGACTTCACCACATCAAAGTTCTATGATATTACGGACTGGGACTTCACCTATCATCCAGCGAGACAGATGGCCTTCTTCAATAATGAGGTTTACTTCGTATCATTGAAGCAGGGTAGTATTATGCGGCTTAGCAGTGACATCACTAGTATCTCCACAGATTTGCAGAATAATTATGAGATTCCCAGAATCAGAAAGACCGATACATATAGGCTTCCAGCAAGCGAGAGATATATCATCAATCAATTCGGCTTCACTATCGAGAATGGTGTGGAGCAGGATATAGACTTCCAGTTTGAGTGCGATGGTCACATCTTGGGTGAAATGAGTGGCGCAATCATGTATAGCGAGGATGACCTTCCACTATTACTTGAGGGGGGTAGCTGCCAGATATACCGTCCTAGGATAGATGTTAACTTCTCGAAGAACGGTGGGCATACCTACGGCAATTCAGTTCCTTACTTCATGCATGCTACGGGTCAGTATAAGAATCAACCTAGGTTTAACCAGCTTGGTGAGGCGAATCAGATTACCTGTCAGATGAAATTTTGGGGATTCGGAGCGGTGGCGATTGCAGATGGATTCTATGAGGTGCGTCAATGATTATCCCAACATTTCAGGCGGTAAAATTTGTCGATGAAGAAGGCTACCTGACAACTCAGATGCAGATGTACAATGATGAGTTGAACAATATTCTGCGTAACGGATTATCTGACAATGGTTGGACGATTCCGAGTAATACGCAAGCTGATATAACAGCTATAGCAGCATTTACAGGAGTGGATGCTATGCCCGATGGTACTGCCTGGTACGACAGCGATAATGAGCTGATGGTATTCAAGTTAGGTGGGGCGCTATTCACATTTACGCCAGTAGCATGGCCTTGATAAGGAATTCATAATGGGCTTACTAAGCAATTTATTCGGAGGCGGTCATAAGGATAATCCTGCGAATTCCGCTATGCCATATCTTAATCAGATTCCACAGATAGGTCATGAGGCTTATGACCCTTACATCGAGCAAGGTAATGCTGCGGGTCAAAGAACCTCCGATCAATATCAGCGATTACTTAGCGACCCTACATCTCTAATTAATGCGCTCATGAAAGGATATGAGCCGTCACAGGGATATCAATTCAAGAAGGATATCTTGAATAAGGAGATGTCCAATACTGCAGCTGCTGGAGGAGTGGCTGGAACTCCCATGGATCAAATGAATCAGGCAGAAGGCGTTAATGGATTGCTTAGTACAGATATGGAGCAGTTTCTCGCACATGCCTTGGGATTATATGGTGCTGGCTTGGAAGGTGAGCAAGGGATTGCCAATAAGGGATTTGAATCCTCCAAGGGTCTGGCTGATTTGCTTGGGAATAATGCCACATCTAAGGCAGGATTGGCGTTCCAGGGAAAATCTCAGCAGAATTCGAATAAGAGCGGCTTATTAGCTGGGTTAGCTAAAGCATTAGGGATTGGTGCCGGGGCAGTATTTGGTGGTGTACCAGGTGCTATCGCTGTCGGGTCTATATTCGGAGGCAAATAATGGCTATCAATTACCCGAACTTCCTAGCGGCTCCAGTCCAGAAGTCACCATTTGAGAATCTATTCGAGAATGTCTTGAAGGGCTATGAGATGCAGCAGAAACCTGCTCAGATGAAAGAAGAGCAATCTGCGCGTCAGTTGGCTAATAAGCTTCGTGAGATGGAAGTGGAGCATAAACCTAAAGAGTACGAACTTAATGATAAGGGCAAAGAGTTTGCGAATGCACTTCAGAATAAGGCTAATCAGTATTATGAAGAGAAGTTCAGGCTAGATAGAGATTTGAAAAAAGCCCAAACCCAAAAGGCTCTTAGTCCCGGCAGTGCTGCGGCCAAAGCTAATGGAAAGTTGGCTAATTTTATGGTAAGTCACCCTAATGCCAGTCAAGAGGACATTACAGAATTTGCAGATAAGTTATCCCAGGCAGAACTTAAACATTTAAATCAGACTACAGAGCGAAGCGAAGCCTTAAATAGGAATCAATACAAACGTGATGCTACAACGATAGTTAAGAAGCATATTGAGCTAAAGGATATTGATTCCGGTAAATTGCCTGGAACAGATGTGAAGATTAGTGAAGATGAGCAAGCCGAATTAAGAAATGACTTACTTCTTTCTCTTGTCAAAGATGTTACTGACCCTAAAACTCGTGAAAAGCTGATAAATGCATCTAATATGAATATTACACTAGATACTATTGATCCAACTGCTTTGACACAGTATTCGGGAGCGAAAGGTCGAATTAACAAGTTAGGTGATAGCATTATAGAGTCTGCAGGAAAAGGCTCTGAGGCATATAAGGATTACAGAAGAGAAACTATTAAGGCATCAGCCGCAGCTAAGCAGATGAGACAATATTTAGGAGATTCTATTCAACCTACAGCACAGGAAAGACTTGACCATCTAACTAATCCAGAAGCTTGGAACGTTTCTCCTCAATTAGCTAAGGAGAATTTTGAATTTATTCGCGACTTATATAAGCGTGAAACTCAGACTCTTGTTAGGGCGGCAACTGACCCTAGTCTTTACACAGCGAAGGGAAATTCAGAAAATGAATCTCATGCTGGCAAGACTTACGACTTAGCTACAGGGAAATGGAAATAATGGCTAAATTCAATGTGAAGCTTAAGAATGGACAGGTCGTTCCTATGGAAGCACCTGATGACTGGTCTACCGAGCAGGTTCAAGAAGCTATTCATAAGAATTTCCCTGATGAGAGTTCTAATCAATCCCAGATACCTGAAACTCCATTCAATAATAGAGTAGCTCCAGAACCAGAGCGTACAGGAGTAGCAGGATTAGCAGGAGATGCAGCAGATTTATTTGGCCAAGCATTAAAGTCAGGAACTCAATTCGTAGAAGATATTCCAGAGAATGCCAGTAAGATTGGACAGGATTTTAAGAAGGATCCAGTACAAGCTCTTGGCCACCATTTAGGGCAGCTTCACGCAAGTAATGCAAATCTTATGAAAGCTGCTGTTAACTCTCCTCACGACCTGCTCAAATATATGCTGAAGAAGCACCTGGCAATCGATATTCCTTTGGGAGGAAATTTCCCTAAGATTAATGACCTCACTGGAATCGAGCAGAAGCATGCACCTACCATGATGAGTGATTTAATTCCGCATATCCCAGAGGATACAGGGGTTGAGAAGGCTTTGGGATTAGAAGCTAAACCAGAAAGAGGCGATGAATTGACTCGGGCTATTCCTGCTATTGCAGCTCTTGGTTCTGGAGGTGCATCTGTAGTGAAGTCTCTTGTCAAGGCGCTCAAATCTCCAAGTAAAAAGAATTTATTCATAAGAGCTTTTGAAGAAAAGATTGCAGCGGCGAAGAAAGCCAAGGATATGAGCGAGAAAGACATTCAGACGCTGAAGGATACTCATGAGACTCTCTACTCAAATCAATTCAAGAAGCCACTTGGTAGAACTTCGCCTACAGGCCAGAGGGTAAGTATTGATGTTAAGACAGGCAAGATGGAGAAGTTGCGTCCAGAAGCAGAGATACCCGAGGAGAAAGTAGGTGAGATTCCACATGAGCCGGATACTAAATCCATAATAGACGAGAAGAACTCCGTTGCTCAAGCTGCCCGTGAGAGAGCTGAAACGACTTTAGGTCTGCTTGATCATCCACGTCTTAAGGGTAGTGTTCCCATCAATAAGGCTATAGAGGATGTCCATAAGAGTAGCTCTGATCTCTATAATTCATCCAGGAAATTCTATGAAGATAAGCATGTTACTGCTGATAATTCTGCGGAGATAAAATCTATCACTAGCGATTTGGAGGCTATGAAGAAAGCGGATGATTTAGCTCCTGGATATGGCTCAGGTTCCGAGACTCAGAAGGCTTTAGAATCACATTTAGAAGCTCTAAAAGGCGAGACGGTAGAGGCTAAAGATCTATTTGATCTTCAGAGAACCTTGGAGAAAATGGCCAAGAATACTCGTGATAAGCAATATTCTAGCGGTAAATTAACTCAGATTGAACGCGATAGATTGGATAATATAGCTTCTAATTTCCAGAATCATGCGAGTGGCTTGGCAAAGCGGCTTGAATCCGTTGGCGGCAAAGAAGTTCAATCTATGATTAAGGAAGCTAATAAGGGTTGGAAGATTTATAAGGATTTGAGTGAGAGGAATCCTATCGGTAAGGGTGCAATTGCTGGTGAAATTCCAGCCAGAACAATGATTGAGCTTGCTAAGAATCATCCTAGCAATGAATTTCTTAATGCCTTGGTGCAGTCCAATCCAGACTTGAAGAGATATGTACTTGCTTCGCATGTCGGGGAATCCAGCATCAATAAGCTCGTTAAGCCTGCTACACTTACCAAGCAATATCTTGCTGAACTACCAGAAGTCGAAGAGCATGTCATAGCCTTTAAGGAAGCCTTGGCCGATGTTAAGACTGGTGAGAGACAAGCTGCAAAGGTTAAGAAGGAGCACGACGCGCTAGTAACCTCCATGAAGGAAGCAGCTAATAGACAGAAGGCACGCCAATCAGCTATAGCCGAACGTGACACTCTATCCAAGCAAATAAAATTCCATGAGAAATCTATTCCAGAGATAGAAGCTAAGATGAAGAAGTATGAGGCAGATAGTACCAAGCATGCTAAGCTACAGAAGGAACTTGACATGCATAAGCGCAATCTTCAGGAGAAGAATCATCTGTTGAAGAAGTTATTGAAGTCAATAGTTAATATTACTGGTCTATCTACAATAGCTCATAAGGTCGGGCTATAATGAATATATGCTATTCAGCAAGGTCATCCATTAGGCTTTGGATGCCGAAGTATAATATAACTAAATAAATTATTGTCATCATAATAGTCCCCATGTCTGCAAAGTAAGCAGTATAATGGGTTGAAGGATATAAATCAAGCAAAGGATTTGCTATGGCCATACCAATAGATTCGCACTATATACCCGCATTTAGCATCGAGACGGTAATTCTGGATAAAGATACTGGTGCGCCTTTATCTGGTGGCCTAGTCTACTTCGAGCAGGATAATAACCTTGGTGTATTGAAGCCTGTCTTTCAGATTACAGGTACATCTCCGAACTACACTTTCACTCAGCTTCCAAATCCCATGACACTGAGTGCAATTGGTACATTCGAGGATTCGCTTAGTAATCCTGTGGTTCCGTATTTCTATCCCTACAATGCTTCACTAGGTGTTGAGCTATATTATGTGCGAGTGACCAGCGCTGATGATGTGCCTCAATTTACCCGTCAAGCTGTCCCCTTCATTGCAGGAAGCGGTGTAACTCCAGGTGAATCTAGCTCGATACTCAATGAGCTTAGCAATCCTCAATTTGCAGAAGTATTCTTCGATTCACCCACTACTTTAAACTTTAATGCGGCTGTGAGTGAGGTAGTAAGTATAGCTCCAGACTGGGATTTAGTGGTGTCAAGCTCAGGCGTGGCCACTGTTACACTCTCAATTGTGACTCCTACTGGTGCCCTTAATGATCTTACTAATCCAGGGACTATCTTAAGGATTAACTCTGGTGGCGTGACGACTTTACTCTTACGTCAGCGTTTAACTGGCTCACCTAATCTTTGGGGTTCTGGATATCTCTCTGGAACATTTGTGGCTCGAACTGGAGCGGGTACATCTAAAGTCCTTACGCTGAGCTATAGTCAGTCTGACGGTGTAATAGTAGACCAGGTAATATCCACGGGTACGCTAGATGGTTCTGGTACTTATGCAGCTCATCCGGGAAGTGTCTTCATAGATGCCTCAACCAGTGCAGATTCATTCCCAGATGCTTACATAGATATATTCTTCAACGTCCCTGTATCTTCCGAGATAGATATCACGAGTGTCATGGTGGCCTTCACTGATACCGTGAGTGTCCCAGATATCGTATATGATCAAGAGTCTAATGCTAGACAGATTGACCATCTATTCCACTACTATAAGCCTGGGTTAGACTTCAAGCCTATTCCTAGTATGCTGGTAGGATGGGATTTCGCAACCAATCCTGCTCAGATATTCGGAGATAACGTTAGTCCTAAAGCCGTGGGAGCGAATAAATCTTACTATGCTTGGGATCAAACTATTATCTTCCAGACCGTGAATAATTCTATAACGATTGATAGGTCGGTGACAGATTTAAGCATGAATGTAGTAGCTACTACAGCAGGACAATTTGCATTAATTCAGTACCTCACGGGTAAGCAAGCCACAAAGATTTTCCTCAATATGGCTGATGATGGCGTTAGAGTTAGTGCGAATGCAGAAGTAGCATCTACTCCTGTAGCTCCCATGACCATATCGCTCTGGTGGTCGGCTAATCCATCGCTTCCAGATATGAATTCCAATAACTCTCTCGTGACTGGCTTAGATGCCAATGGTTATCCCACAGTCGTAGGAGGCTGGACGGAAATTACGAGAGATAAAGCTTATTCCGGCCAATTTGCCAACTCAGTAGCGAGCAAGTTAGAGAGCTTTGGATTCCCTAACTATAATGACGTAGCACCGTATCTGAATCCTGCAACATTATTCGCTATAGTGATTGGGACTGCACCCTTGACTATTAACTCAGTGGTGCAGTTTCAATCCATATCATTAGTTCCTGGCTCAGTTCCCACAATTCCGGCACCTCAGACCCCTGACGAAGTCTTAAGGGAATGCCAATATTACTATGAGATAAGCTATGAATCTGGAGACTTGATTGGTACGGCTTCTTTGCCAAGCGAATACTCCTATGCAATGCCTACAGTGGATGTGGTGACCGGAGCAAATTCTACTAATACATATTACGCTGATACTTTTAATATCAGATATAACACAGTGAAGGTTTCTAGGACGCCCATAATAACTCTCTATTCCCCCGTGGCTCCAGTTTCCGCAGGGACAGTATTTGGACAGATGCAAGTCACTGGAGTTCCAGTCGGAACCAAAACAAGCGTTCTGACTGCTGCTACTTACTGGACGCAAGCAGGGTTAGGTTCTAAAGCAGCTACTTATGTAGCAACCGCTTTATCAGCTATATATACCACTACTCAGGCTGGTGCAGGCGCGCAGAAATCTAACGGATTGATAATCTTCCAGGCCACTATCGATGCTCGTTTAGGGATAGTTTAATTTAATAAGGATATGACATGGCTACTATGTACAAATTACAGAAAGATGTTGCGGGATATAATGGATGGGGACTGCCTTTCACGGATTTGAAATACAGCGCGTCCCTAGCTATTACGACTGATACTACTCTTACGGTTCCTAGCAGCGGTTCGATAGGTTCTCCATTGAATCAGGTCAATCGCTTCTTGGCGATAATTACCGTTGAAGCAAATCTCTCGGTATGGTGCGCTGTAAATGCCACAGCAGCAGTCCCTGCTGGAACCACTTTCGCCTCTACTACCTCGGACTTAATTGTCGGCACGCAATATTATGCCAGAGAAGTGAAGGCCGCAGATGTATTACATTTCTTTGCTCCAGTAGCTGGTACGGACATTAGCGTTCTATTCTACGCATTGCCAGCAAGTTAAGGATTAATCGCACAGGGAGTGTGGATTATGGCTTTAGTTCCAGATCAAAAGTTTAGTACCTTCCAGGATGGCGGGGACTTAGCGGTAGACGATATTATCGTAGGGTTACGCGGCGGGTTAAATACTCGATTCAATTACACAGGAGAATTACCTCCAGGCGTAATTGTGCCGATAATCCAGGGAGGTACAGGGGCTACCACAGCTCTTGGTGCAAGAACCAATCTTGGCTTGGGCACAATAGCGACCCAGGACTCAAATGCCATTGCAATCACTGGAGGCACTATAAGTGGCGTGACTCTAACCTCTGTGACCTTAGTTACTTCAGCTCTTGGTACACCGACTTCTGGGATTCTAACCAATTGCACTGGATTGCCTCTGACCACTGGAGTGACGGGTAACCTTCCTGTGACCAACCTTAATTCTGGGACTTCAGCCGGAGGTACTACTTTCTGGCGTGGAGATGGAACCTGGGCAGTCCCTGCTGGTACTGGAGTGACCTCAGTATCTGGGGCAGCCAATCGCATCACTTCCACAGGTGGCACAACCCCAGTAATCGATATCTCAGCAAGCTATGTAGGCCAATCCTCTATTACGACCTTGGGAACTATAGCGACCGGGGTATGGCAAGGAACTCTTGTGGGAAGTACCTATGGGGGAACCGGAGTTAACAATGGGTCGAGCACGCTGACGATGGGTGGAAGTCATGTCCTTAGCGGAGCATTCGCAAGTACCTTCACTTTCACCGGAATCACAGGTGTCACCTTCCCAACCTCAGGAACCTTGGCTACAACGGCTCAGATACCCACGGGTGCAGCTTTAACGAAGACTGATGATACCAATGTCACGTTAACCCTGGGCGGCAGTCCAACTACGGCTTTGGTGAACGCAGCTTCACTGACCTTAGGTTGGACTGGCCAATTAGGGATATCGAGGGGTGGTACGAATGTATCCTCAGTGACCATAGCTCCGACAGCCACATCTTTTGCAGGCTGGGATGCTAATCTGAATTTATCAGCTAATAATCATATTCAAGGCTATGCCACTACAGCTACGGCGGCAGCAATCACGACCCTAACCGTTGCGAGTCCATATCAGCAATTCTTTACAGGATCTACTACCCAGACTGTCAAGCTCCCTGTCACCTCAACACTAGTGTTAGGGCAATCATTTATGGTCGTAAATAACTCTTCTGGTGTAGTTACCGTGCAGTCATCCGGTGCCAATACTATTACTGCAATGGCAGCTACTACTGTGGCATTATTTACCTGCATCTTGACCTCAGGTACAACGGCAGCTTCCTGGAGTTCAGATTATAATTCAGCGGTAGCCGGGGTAACTAGTGTTACGGGGACGGCAAATAGGATTACCTCTACAGGGGGTTCTACGCCAGTAATAGACATCGATGCAGCCTATGTAGGTCAAGCCTCAATCACGACTCTAGGCACGATTGCCACTGGAACCTGGAGCGCAACCAATATTGCCTTAAATAAAGGTGGCACTAATGCTGCACTAACAGCATCAAATGGTGGAATATTCTACAGTACAGCTAGTGCCGGAGCTATCTTAGCAGGAACGGCCACTGCAAATCAGCTATTAATGTCTGGTGCAAGCACTACCCCTTTATGGTCTACATCTACTTACCCGACTACTAATGCAATTAATACACTCCTTTACGCTTCATCCGCAAACGTTATGGCGGCACTAGCGACAGCTAATAGCTCGGTACTTGTGACCTCGGGGGGAGGCGTGCCCAGCTTGAGTACGACACTTCCCTCTGGACTTACGGCAACCAATTTGACCCTTACCACGCCTGCGCTTGGAACTCCTTCGGCTGGCGTTCTAACTAATACAACGGGTGGCGGAGGCCTGAGAAGTTTCCAGGTATTCACAACTGGAACAGCTGCCACGTATACGAAACCTGCAAATGTGACATCAGTATTGATTGAAGTCATTGGAGGCGGAGGCGGTAGTGGAGGAGTCGCAACTACAGGAGCTACGACATCAGGGGCTTCCGGAGGAGGTGGTGGTGGTGGCTATTCAATGTTATATGTTGCGTCGGCTGCATCGACCTATACTTATTCTGTTGGGGCTGGCGGGTTAGCTGGAACCGCTGGCAATAATGCTGGCGGCACAGGTGGAACAACCAGTGTGAATGTAAGCTCATTACAAGCCACGGGTGGAGGAGGTGGGACAGGCGCGGCTGCCGTAGCTTCGACCATTGGTGGAGCAGTTTTAGGCGGTACGGTTGGCGTAGGAACAGGTGGAACTGTAAATTTAGCTGGAATGCCAGGTGGTGTTGGCCTCACTGTATTATTGACAGGCGTTTCAGGATACGGGGGAAATAGTGTCTTGGGAACGGGTGGTAGAGCGGTCACGAATGGTAATGTCGGTGGCGTAGGTACTACGTATGGTGGCGGAGCCTCAGGTTCTGCATTCACTAATGCGGCTGCTCAAACAGGGGCAGCGGGTGCGGCAGGACTCATTGTTTTCTGGGAATTCTCCTAAAAATTTAACTAACTCTATAAGGATATAGAAATGGGAATCTTAAATATTACATCTGGTCAGGTGGGGCTTGTAGGCGTATTACCTAGCTTAGCCTATATTCAGACCACTGATACTCTGGCAGAGATTTTAGTCACGGGCTATCTGAATAAGGAAGTGGCGAATGGCGTACAATTTAATCTGCCGTGTCTTGCTGAAGTAAGCACGCAAGAGACTCCGACCTCAGCCTTTAGGGTTGGTCTATTTCAGGTCGCTCATGTAGGTGCCAACTGGTCATTAGTATCAGCTTCAAGTCCAGCGGCAGGAGTTGTAACCTTGCCTACCAAACTGAATCATATTGCAATTTACTCAGACACTAGTGGAACTCTGGCCGAAGATGCCTCAACTGCTATCAATGGCGGGAATATCCAAGCAGGATTTTCCGGCACAGCAGGATTTCTAGCATCCTTCCCAGCTACTTTGGCCAAAGGTTCTCTGAGACTTACAGCGGTTGCCAATACTGGTGATACTCTGGTAACCATCAGTAATGCCCTACACGGTCAAGCTTCAGTGTATAGCATTCCAGACTCAGGAGCTTCGACTGCAAATATACTTATCTCCAAGCTCACTGGAACTCAGCACATTACTGTAGGCGGATTACAGGTTGATGCAGGTGTAATCACCTCAGGTATAAGCACAGGTGGTCAGGTAGGTAGCTTCGTAGCTTTCCCAACCACTGCTAGTAAAGGCTCTCTGAAATGGACGGCAGCGGTCAATGCCACAGGTGACTTCTCCACGACAGTCTCTAATGCCACAGCAGTAGCTCAAAACCAGGTGATAAGCATTCCAGACTCAGGTGCAGCTACAGCTAATTTCGTGCTTGATACAGGTACTTCGGCTACTGGCTCCTTCACTAAATTAAGCTCAGGTGCAACTCCAGTTCCATTCGTAGACCCAGGTTCTTGCACGATCACAGCGGTGGCAGGAGCGGCTAATACCTCAACCATTACAGTTCAGCTTAAAGATGGTGCTGGTGTGAATATCGCTCGCAAAGTAGGATTCACTGTCTACTCATCTTCGGCGGCTGATGGCTTGACATTGCAGACTGCGGCATCTACTGGTTACTCTGTGGCAAGTGGTGGATTAAGCCTGAACAATGGTGGAGCAATTACCACACAAATCAGGGCAATCACTAGTGCTTCAGGAGCTTGCGTCTTGAGTCTTCTCGATACTGCTAAGTTAACCAGCTATTTAGTCCTAGTTGTAGCCGAAGGCAGTAAGACTTCTGCTCAATTATCTGCTGGCAGCTATGGTTAGTATTGAAATTCTTATCGGGGAGTGATAGCGTCATTCCCTGTTACACTTAATTTAATTCTTTAAGGATGAGAAATGGATTTAGAAGCGATGATAGCCAGAAAGGATGAGATTCAGAAGGCGATTGATAATGCCACTAATAGCGTATATATATTCAAGGGACATATGCAAGAACTTGATTATCAGATGGGATTAATGGCGGAGAAGAAAGCCAAGGATGAAGAGGAAGCTGCTAAAGCACTTGAATCTCCAGATGAAAATCCCATAGAATAGCCCCTCGGCGACTTACATACTTTGTTATTATACTCCTTCTCGCAAAGTATGTAGGTTGCTGAGCCAATTCTATGAGGGGGTTATAATGGATATCAAGTTAGCAGAAGCATTATTAAGACGTAAAGAATTATCAGAAAAGTTAAATGTATTAAAGCATTTTAAAGATAATCAATTATTTTATGAAGTTCGTGGGCAGCGTGTAAAGGTAATGGAAGGCATTGAGAATGTAGATGCTAATTACCCCAAGCTTAAAGTGTCCCAAGTTACCGCAGAATATGACTATGTAGCTAAGCAATTACGCCTAGTCGATGCTCTAATTCAGCAAGCTAATTGGACTACCATATTGGAAGTAGATCCGATGGTGATGGAAGCCTACAAAGAGTAATACAGAATTACGATAGCTGAATGGTATGCGGAAGGCCGCTAGGAGCCTTAATCCTAAGCAATAGTGCTATTGCGTCGCCAGAGCATGTCTGTAACATGCATTTACTGTAGCTCAATTGGTAGAGCAAAAGACTTATAATCTTTGTGTAATGGGTTCAAATCCCTCCGGTACATTCGATGAGAATGTAATTAATGAACTTAACTCCCAATACTTGAACTCTTTAAATCCGATGTGCCGAATGACCGATTAAGCTTAATCCTCCGTAGTGACGACAGTGGAGGAAGCTGTAAGATCCGATTTCCGATTAACAGTATTCCGACTAACCAGCTCATAATTCAGCTATCCTTTATTTCCCAAAAATCAGTGGTATACTTAAATTGATATCTCTGGTTTTCCTCTTCTCCTGATGAATCTTCCAGTTTTCCCAGAGGTATCGCCACCTAGGGAGATTGCGCATGAAGACTTCACGCACTACACTTCTTATCATAATATTTATTTCAGCCATTTCGGCCTGCGATAATCATACAGAACTAAAATTAGAACGAGGTTTATCCATGGAAGAGAACGAGGACAGATTTCAGCATTGTATCGCACCAATATTGCTGCATGAAGGTGGCTTAAGCAATGACCCTGAAGACCCAGGTGGCATTACCCAATGGGGAATATCACTTAGATATCTTAGATCAATCGGATATGATGTCGATAAGGATGGTGATATAGATGCCCAAGACATCCTCGAATTGAACCAAATGAGTGCTATAGCTATCTACCGTAAATATTGGTGGAATGCCTATCACTACGCTGATTTCAGAGATTTAATCGTAGTTGAAAAGGTCTTCGATCTGGCAGTTAATATGGGTGGTAAGGGAGCGCATAAGCTTCTACAGATAGCTATCAATCGTCTTAATGAGAAAGCTATTACGGTGGATGGAATTCTGGGTGACCAGACCATGGCAGCAGCTAATACAACTGATGGCATCCTTCTACGTGAACAGCTTCGCCAATGTGCCAGACATAGATATATCGAGATACTGGCAGCCCATCCTCATATGGAAGTATTTCGCAATGGATGGCTAAGGAGAGCAGCGTGGTAGAAAGGAATCATACTGAGTCTAACGAGCAGATAGCGGCCATGGATTGGCTGAGAGCACAGTATCCTCAGATAGCGCTCCATACCCTTCACATCGGTAATGAGCGTAAAGTATCTTATTATGCGGGATATATCATGAAGCGCATGGGAGTACTCAAGGGCGCAAGTGACCTCTTTATGGCTTGGCCAGTGGCGGGATATCACGGACTATTCATCGAGGTGAAGTCTAAGATTGGAAAGCCAAGTGCAGAGCAAAAGGCTTTCATAAAGCGTATGGTGGATGTCGGATATTGCGCTAGAGTATGTTATGGCGCTGAAGATGTCATCCGCACAATAAAGGAATATCTGGCTTACCAGGGGACATCATCATCACCACCATCTGCCTGATATTGCTTCTCTTCTGGTGCTTTCTTATGCTCCTTGCTCTTCGGCATCAATCTGATATCGCTCGCAATAATGATGAAATTTGTGCGCTCTTGACCGTCCTTGCTTGTGTACTTCTGGCTATCCATCTCTCCCTGGATATAGAGCAAGTCTCCTACATTCACATACTTCTCAGCGATTTCAGCGAGTTTCATGAATAGCGTTATATTATGCCAGGTAATCTTCTCCTGCTTCTCTCCATTCTTAACATATTTCTTCGAAGTCACCATGCTAATGTTCGTAATCTTGGTGCCTGTAGAAGTGGTTCTAGTATCTATCTTACCCACACGGCCTAATACTTGCGCTAGATTAATCATCTTATATCCCTATAGCTTCAGTAATTGATTAATGAAATGTATTCCAGATTCTGTAGTCAGAGCATCAATGCCCTCAACCTCGTAATACGCCAGAGCCTTCACCAATCTTTCTTCAGTAAATCCTTTCTCATCGATGAGTCTTCTAATTTGAGAATGGATTTCAGCTTCATCCTCTCTAGCGCTATCTTTATCTTCGGGTTCTTGGTCTTCTTCTGCCGTCTCAATAACCACAGAATGTACCTCACTCTCAGATTGTTCAGGAACTTCTTCATGCTTAACCCTCCCTGTCTTAGTCAAATAATCTTTCTTCAAAAGCTCTGTCCTAGACAAGTCCTTATCATCTACCATCTTGTAATCTGCGTCTATGTAATCTTCAACTTCTTCTCGAGGCTTAATCCCTTTAAGAGCGTCAGGGAATGCATCTCTGAGACTAAATCCTCTAGCTCTAAGCTTAAGCATTCTCTCTGGATATTTAGCCCAGGTGTCACCCCTGGCAAGTAGACCCGCTCTCTTAGCCATTTCCAGGGTGAACTTATTGACCTTGTCTGCCATCCCCTTTCGCTTCACCGTGCAGGTATAGCCGAACACAGTATTATCTTTGAGCATGATAGGCTCTTCTACCATATCGATGAAATCCGGATGAGTCATGCAGAGTGCGAGCATATCGTCTCCCCACATAGCAGGCTTGCCATTAATTACCGCAATACATTGCATGGCTTGCTCAGGAGATAATCCTACCTGATACCCCATAGCCCAGCAGATGAATAAGTCTTGCGGCTTCCCCCTAAATGATTTCGGCACCAATTCTGATGTAGCCAACTGTCCCGCAAGTTTCATGTAATGAGGCGCTAAATCCTTCGAGAACAGGCTGTCATCCAATCTTGAATTGCTAAGCTGCTTAGGTGGCATTACTGCTAATTCTGTATTATCCATTATTCCCTCACTTAATATTAAGAACCCGATTACCCTTCTTAGTGCCCTTCCATGTGGCAAGCACTTCACCTTCTTGTCCGAGCATATACTCGGCATCTTTCATCAGCACCATAATATCCATCTTGCACTTATCTTCATCAATGGAGAGCGCTTTCAACTGGGCTTTAATTGCACTTAATTCCTTTAGTGACCGAGTTGAATTAAAGGTAGCCTCTACGACCTTCGCGGGATTTGATTTCTTGAATTTCAATCTGCAATCAGACGTACTAATCGGGTCTGGTTCAATTCTATTCTGAATTCTATGCCAGAAGTCTTTATCCGCTTCAATGATTAGAGCTTCAAGAGCCGCATCTCGCTCATAGACGAATTGCCTGTACTCCATGCCTCCAATGAGCACCGCACAATATCCTCTTGAGGCATCCGTAATGGCGCATTGCTTTGCAATCTGTATCAGATAAACTAGAGGAATTCCGTCAGATGCAGCCATATCCCATTGACTTCTCTGGAAACTATTTGCGCACTTACACTCTACTACAGCCTTCTCAGATTCAATCCATCCGTCAAGATTGGCGAAGATGTAAGGGTATTCTGGATGGTAAACGGTATCTGGAAAGGTGACTTCTACTCCATTCTCTTCGCTAAATCTCTTGATAATTAGAGGCTCTAAGGCATTACCCCAGTATTGCTGCTCAGTGGGTTCCTCATCCTCTTCACTTACTACCCCTGTCTTCTCTAAGTACAATTCATAAGGGGATTTATACGTAGAATATCCCATAATTATCGGCGATTCACTCGCTCCTATCCCATTAATTCTGTCTAATCTTTGAGCTTCTGTTAGCATTAATATCCTCCCTGGAAGACATCACTCTAGTTTAATATAACTAGTAATGCAATGAGCTGGAATTTCACTAGGGTTTAACATATAATAGGGTATTTGAGCGGGGATATTATGAAAGTCTATGAAGTAGAACTCTGGTTCGGAAATTTAAATCAGGCATGTATTAAGCTCGATATATCGTCCTCCAATATGACGAAGTGGAAGAGTCAGGGTTACATTCCGTGGAAGCAGCAATTTAAACTAGCTATAATCACAGAAGGTGCGTTAATGCCCGATGAGGAAGACCCATATTTAGTGTGTAATCCGCGTGCACCTAGGGTTAGAAGAAGGAAGTCCGCATGATGTGTTGGAGGGATAGATCATGGTGCGCTTCGCCAGGATGTACTAATGAATGTGGGCGCAAGATGTCAGACGAAGATAAGGCTCTGGCTATGCTCTCAACTCTGCCGATAGCTTACAGCTATTTCTGCGGAAATCCTGATGAAAAGTTTTTAGAGACAAGCAGTACTGATAGATCATATACTGCTGATATTGAATGAAATTCTGAATTAAATATGGCTGAAATTATAGATTTTTATTTGGAAGAAGCTATTATTCTGAACTATATTAGAAAATCTTTATGGTCCATGGATTATAATTTATTGATTAATAATTTATATCATAGGGAGTTTAGTAAGAAAGATTTTATCTATGATCGAGAAGTTGGGGCTAATCTCAATTATCAAGAGTCAGCCACTAAGCAAATGCGGAACCTTTTTTATCGGACTTTATAAGATGTAAATTAGGGCATCCTGCCCTTAATAGGCTAACGTAATGCAATGATTTGACGGTCAACATTAACGTTATTTATACAACTTAGATTGAAATCTACGTCATATCTATGTCAGATGGATTTCAATCTATGTCACAAAGGGATTATACATGATAACTAACTTTAATAACAAACTTTTCTGCGATACTAAAGATGCTAATGTCGCAATCTTCATAGAAAACCTAGCTGGCTGGATCAAACTTAATTCAGGTAAGGACAAGCCAGAAGATAGAAATCATTTCGAAGGCCAATATTGGTCATACAACTCTTATTCTGAATTCTCCCGATATTTCGAAGGATGGAGCGTCAAAGTTATTCGCGCAATAGTAGCTAAATGTGTAAAGCTCGGATTAATCCTCATCAGCAATTTCAATAAGAAGCGATATGATAATACCAACTGGTATACCCTTACAGATAAGGCTCTGAGCTACTATCCGCAATTATCTGAAAGGTTTTCGCACACCCCTGCCCAAACGGGCAGTACCCCTGCCCAAACGGGCAGACCTATACCATCACTTCCTACACAAGATCTAAATAATACTACTAGCACTTCAGAACCTTTAACCCCAGAAGTCCCCAGAGAAAAGCCATCTAAGCCGAAGCAGGTTACTCCACGAGAACTCATTGAGATTTATCGTGAAGAGTTTCCTAATAACCCTCAACCTCATCCCAGATTGATATCTACGAGTTTACAGAAAGTGCTTAATACTCTTATCAAGCGTTGGCCAGAGATTGACCCTGAAGGTAAATCGCTTACCCTCTATGCCTTCAGAACTTACTTATCATTCTTGAAGTCCAATGCACCTAAGTTCAGTTTAGGGGAATATTTCACTGAAGCTGGAAATAGGAAGAAGAATGGCTTAGAGACATTCGCACGATGGAATACTATTGTGAAATTTCTGGAGAATCAGTATTCATGACAGATTTAAATTATTCGCATTTACTTGAGCAGCGTGTGCTTGAGAATCTCATGCACTTTGGTACGCATACGGCTCACAGAGCTCAAAAAGCTATGCTAGAACTATCGGGTGAATGCTTTTACAATCCTGATCATCAGGAGATATTCGGAATTATTTGGAAATCTTTCTATGATTCTGAAGGCTTTAACTTCTACGACATTCTGATGAAAATGCGTAGAAATTGCCCTTCAGAAGCTACTTTGAACTGGATTACTGATAATCATCGTCAGCTTTGGGTAAATGCAGATAGCTTCGAATCTGACGTAGCGAAATTAATTATCACTGCTCAGCTTCGAAAGCAAATAGCTATTGCGAAGGATATGATAGTGCAGGTCGAGAATGCCATTTCTCCTAATGATGCTCGTGACATTCTCAATCGTCACATCTCCGAGATTTCTAGTCTGAATTTCACTAAATCCAAGGATGGGATATCTGAAATTGATCTAGCTGATGAATACCTTGAAGGAAATCTGCCTCCCGATATGAGGATTTCCACAACTTCTAAGCAACTTAATCTTGCCCTAGGTGGTGGAGTTGTGCCTAAAAGTTTAATTACCATTGCGGCTGCGGCAGGAGTCGGTAAAACTGGTTTTGCTATCTTTCTGCTAGATTCTATTGCACGCGCTGAACCCGGAAAGCATTCCTTATTTTTCAGCTTAGAGATGGAAGCCAAACATATCTGGATGCGTCATGTTGGCATCAAAGCTGGACGGTTATTCGATACAATTCCTAGCGATAAGATGATGGACTATATCGCCTCATGCTTAGAGATTCCTTTAACCATTTACGATACTAGCATGTCCAGATCTACCGATGATATAGATTATATTCTAACCATGTCGCGCCTTAAATCTGCTGAGAAGCCCCTTTCAGTAATCGTGGTGGATTATCTAGGATTGGTTAAGAATAAGGGAAATTTCGAACGCAATGACCTTCGACAAGCAGATATTACTAGCAAGCTCGCAAAACTAGCCCTAGAACTCAATTGCATAGTGATAGCATTATCCCAAGTAAATCGGAATTCCTCTGGGCGCGAAGATAAATGTCCACGCCCCGAAGATGCCGCAGACTCCTCGGGTAGTCATCGATCTAGCGCACTATGGCTGGGATTAGATAGACCAGGAGAATACCGTGATGAGCCAGATTTCAAGAATCAATTCATAGTGAAATGCCGGAAAAACCGATTCGGAAATTCTTTCGAGCTAATCTACGCATTCAACGATGGTACTTTTGGCGAAGTAAAGGAAGGTTATTTCAAGAAGCCATTTGCGAGGGTAAAGTCCTTCGAAGAAACATTGCTATCCAAAGATTAGAGCATCAATCTCAAGACTTCTACCCTAGACAATGGTTAGGCCTAGGGTAATAATTTAAATTGCCTTAAATCGCATTTACAGAGCTTTTAGAGGAATTGATCTCAATCATGATATTAGCTAGAAATCTGCGTAAATCTCGAAGTCTCTCACAGAAGTATTTGCCGCCGTGCAATTCTTCGCAGAATGTGCAAGGTTCTGGTATATGGTCTGTATCATGATTATAGCGCACGAGAAAATTAATCTCTTCGTCAATTTGGCGCCTGAGTAAACCTAGGTATTCATCCTTGAAGTTAGACATTCCCAAGCATCTCCGCTATGAATTGGTTAAATTGATTCTGTATTGCCAGAATATCGTTCTTAGCACTTGATTCCACGCCTGCTGAAGCTTCTTCGACAGTGGAGCTGAGTACATCGTCGCAAATTCTTAGCAAATTAGATGAAAGTACTATTACCAGGCCACCTAAAGCCCACTCTGCCGCCTTATTCTTCGAATCGACTAGAGACAATTGTTTCCTTAATGCTGTGAGGGTTGCAATAGAATATTCACATGCCCGCATAATTCCATGTGTTTGAGCTTGATTCATTGAACTGAGTCCTTATTGTTAAATTTTACCATACACGCTTCGAGGTCTATAACGCATTTCCTAAGCTGTTTAATCTCAATCTGAGTTAATATTTTGGCAGAGATGTAGTCCTCTGCAATCTCGGTAATTTCACGCATCACGCAGCCCACAAATTGAGTCATAATGCACTTAATAGAATCCGCGATATCATTATCCCCTGGTGTAGTTGAGGTCATAAATGCTAGTAGAAATCTTTGTGCTTCTAATCTTGCGTCGTATAATGCTTCAGTCATGTCGATCTTCATACGATCCCTTCAAATAAAGTTTGCATATTAACGTTTAGTGCCCGAGCAATCTTGACTAGGCTTATTACCGTCACATTGCGCATCCCTCTATCAATGAATGCTAAATTGGTTCTATCAAGCCCCGTCTCCAGAGCTAAAGCTTCCTGCGATAATCCGCTTGCCAATCGATTCTTGCGTATATTAGCGCCTAATTGCGTGAGTGTGTCAAAATTATCCATCAGAACATCCCTCCAATATGAGCTAATATGGCCGCTAGAATTACGCCATAGGTTCCCAGGATGTAATTCGTAAAATTGTGATATTGTAGCTTTATGTTAGCATCGATAGAATCTAATCTGCGCTCGATTCTCTGCGTGCTTGCGCCCAATCCTGTTGTACTCTCCTTGAGCAATTCTATGTCTAACTGCTCTTGCGTGTAGGTTCTATTCATATCAATCCTTAATCACAAGTATACTGCATGGAAGTTTAGCCAGAAGACTATCGCGCTTCGTGGCATCATCCCCAATGTAGTCGGCGTATTCTGGCCTAGTGTCGTCTATTTCCTCATATTGCGAGCAGATAGCGACCACGTCCAAATGCCTATGAATCCCCATATTGAACTCTGATTCTGAGAGATGTTTGTACAGAGCGTCCAGGGCTTCATAGCTGAAATCCGAGTCTCTGCCCATATATTTGAATGCCTCTCGAAATCGGCTGAAATTTACTTCTATGTACATTACTTACACTCTCCTATCCATTTGCCCAATAATTCTAATTGCTCTATTAACATGTCATCACGTCCAGTTAATCGCCACCATTGCGGATCGTGCGCGCTTAGTCCTTGCTTGGCTTCCTTAGTAGCTGTCAAAGCCATATTGATTGCCTTCTGAAACTTGTCTATAGCCTCGAAATATCCCATTCGGTACGCATATTTGCAGGTCATAATGATTTCACCTTGCGGTCATTCATGATATCCATAACGATATGGTGCAAGTCTATTAAATGGGCTTGCGGCAATACCTCTAAAGTCTCATAAACTTCATTAGAGTCGGTCATATCTTCCAGCGCGAATAAGAGTCGCAAGGAATTTCTCGACAATCTGGTCATTTCTTCGTCCATTATTTATACTCCCTATTCTATCAATCTATCGGTTAAGATGGCATTAATCATCCTGCGCATATCATTCAGATTCTCGGTAGGTACTTCATCTAAGGCATCATAGACTATCTGAGCACAACCCGCATTTCGCAAGGCCTCCATAATAGCCCATGATTCCTCACTTAATTCTGTACAATCTATCATATTACCCCCCAAATACTGTATTCATTCTGCGGATAGTCATATTACTATACAGGCAATCGCTAAAGCAGGTTAGCAAGTCATTCCATGTCCATCTCGCACCATCGAAGCCAAAGAAGATGAATTGATCTGGATTATCGACAGGGTGAGACGGTTCACCATTCCTTGAGCATATTAATAGCTCGATAGTCTGATTAGGCTGGATGCAATATAGTTTCCGATCACGCTTGAAGTAAGCTCGGACATTACCTCTATCGTATTCTTTGAATTTTAAGTCTGTCATCCTCTTGGACTCCCCGAAAGCTCATTAATCTGAGATACCTGTAATTCTAAATCTTTTATGGTAATTCTGTTCATATCCTACCCCTTCTCAAGTTAGTCTCTGTGTATATATGCACAGTATATTAGCCCTGGGTGTAACAGTCAAGTATTAATTTACATTATTATTAAAATATTTATGATAGTGTTAATATAGATTAATAATTGAACTTAAGGATAAGCTGATGACTGATAGAATGCGGTGCCCAAATTGTAGGGGTGCTAAGAAAGTGGCGAAGTTAGGCGGAATGATTGGTGAGTGTAATACTTGCGAGGGTAAGGGTACGATATTATCGTCTGAGCTGGTGAGGCCAGTAACTGCGGTAGTCGAGGAAGTGAAAGTCGCGGATATTGTCAAGGCTGTGAGTGAAGCTATCCCGACTAAAATTAATTGCGCTATCCCCATTAAAGCTGAGACCCCTTGGATTAATGATATCGTGACGGCTAGTGAGCCTAGTGTGAAGGTAGATCCGAAGCGTGTTCTATATCGCAAGAAAAAGGAGACATAATCATGACTGAATTTAATGCGCATGTACCGAATCGAGATATTCGCCAAAGGGTAAGTGACTTGGCTATTGCTGGAATTCCTAAGTACCTCATTGCTAAGATTGTGAAGCTCGATGATGAGACGCTGAATAAGTATTACGAGTATGAATTGTCTTGCGCTCAAGCTGAGTGTGTCGAGCGAATTGGCAAAGTGCTGGCTATTCAGGCTCAAGAGGGCGATATCAAGGCTATGAGTCTGTACTTAAAGACCCAAGGAGCCAAGTTCGGGTTTGTTGAGAAGCAGGTAGTCGAGACAGTTAATAGTGATGATACACTTGCATTAAAAGATAAGATTAAAGAACTAGAGGGGAAATTTGATAGGGATTATTAGTCCCTATCTCTAGCCCTTCGCCGTGAATGTTGCTGATAATGCTTTCTACAAAGTCCTTTGCATTTCACGGGAAGATCACATTCAATGAAAATGCAGTGCTCATTTATCCAATGACCTTTTGCTTCCCTTGTCTTAATCAGGGGATCACCGTGCCTTCTCCATGCCATATAGTGAGGCCTGCAATATCCTTTACCCCAGGATATCTCAGTACATCCATTAACCATGCATACTTTCACCTTAGCCTCACTCCTATTCCACACCACATAATCTTCAAATTCATTCATTGTCTTGTCCTCTGCCTACCCCGATTCCCGCGAGAAAGATTATTAGTGCGAGTAAAAAGATCATGGCAATATCTCCCGTATTATTTAAGCCATTTAAATATTACTTTGATGAAGATTACCAAGGCTATTAGTGCGATTATCATGCTGCCACCTTCCAAATATATCCAAAATTCTCAATCAAAATGTCTCGAACCATTTCACGGTCAAGCGTATCTCCATCAAAATCTATATCTTTTCTTAGAGCAAGGCGCATTCCAGTTGCCAGCAATACGTCATCCCGGCTCACACCCATATCGTACATCTCACCGTGGCCGTAGAAGCTCAGCACGTACTCTATAAATTCATTCATAATGCCACCACCTCATTAGCAGACGCATATAGGTAGGTCAAAGCCTTATCGACTATCTGCTCTAATACTTCACGTTGTTCCGCTATTATGTCCCCTAATAGGCTGGCCGCTACACTAAGCTTTCTGCCCTCATTGTCAAGTATCGTTGTAATGCATTCATTTCTATACTCCTTCTAGTTAAGTAACCCCATTATGTTACACCAGGATGTAACTGTCAAGGGTTATCTAAGTAATAATGTAGATTAGTTGGTTAGCCCGTGGATTAACTACTTGAGTCTACGAGCTAGTGATATTGTAGTGTCAAAATATTGACACTTAGTTGGAGGGATAGGTTTGGCTTATATAGTATGTGTCGGTTAAGATAGGAGCTTGTAAATTGATGCCCGTGATAATTTCATGAGCAAGGCTATTTGGGATATATTATTACCTTGCTTGCTATATTCTATAGCCTCGGGACGCCTATTATAGTCTAAGGGTTGCTTGCCAAATGGCTTGCCGGACTTGGTACCTCTTTCTTTTGATATGGCAATTCCTTCACGTTGGCGTTCCTTTGACATAGCACGTTCTAATTGGGCGAAGGCAGTCATTACATGTACCATACACATCGCGAACATATCGTCTTTATGACCTGATAGGCTCATTCCCTCTTTGACTAATTGTATCTTAGCGCCGGACTTAACTACTTGCTCCACTATCTCTATTAGGTCACGTACTGATCTACTTAGTCTATCCACGCTATGTATATATAGTATATCACCTTCACGTAAAACGTCTAAACAAACTTTAAGTTGAGGCCTATCCTTAGTAGCTCCACTCACGTGATCCTCATACACACGGTCTAACTGTATACCATCTAACTGCCTTGCAGTAGATTGCTCCTTAGTGCTCACTCTCTTATAACCTATGTTCATACTATAGTCTCCTAGTTAGTTGGACTTATATTCTACATAGCTTATGCGACATATGTCAATAGAAGTCATATACATTAATAGCAACACTATCTATCAGGGGTGTAGCAATGCTTATACTTAGAAGTATACTTTGACGACACAGTAAATTAATATTAAATAAGTATTGACAGATAATCCCAGGTGTAATACTATAGCCATATGACATCATGACTCGCAGTCATAGAGGCCATAGGACATCACTAGCTCCATGCTGTGGGGCACCTAGCCTACCATGCCATAGACTTCGTAGGGGGTATGCCCCGCTACAGAGGCACCCCTTCGCATGTCATGGAGCCCCTCCCAACTCACCCCTACCACATTTTTGCAGATCTTCCTCTAGTGCCTATATTTTATCCATAACTTTATTCCCTCAAATTGCGGCTCCCTATATCTGTCCAAAATTATTACAATAATATCCTCCCACCACACAACTTTTCAAGCACCAGTATAATTTTTATACTAAATATATATCTCACCCAGGGGCAAGAGCGGCCTCCCCTATGTCAGTACAATTTCTGCACACACATATACTTTCCCCTTAACCCTTCTCAAGACCATAATATTTATGAGCACTATGTCTAATTAGAGTTACCCCATATATTCCCCCAAAATTTCAGCATAACCAACCCTTATACCTAATATATATGTAACTCTGAGGGAAACCTTCTCACCAACATATATTTTCTGAACATAGTGTTCACCGTCCCAATATTTCATACTATATATATGGGTGCTATAAAATTTCTGGGAAAAATTCCAGGATCGTGTGACTGCTCTCGGCAAGACGATATACCTTCCCAACAATTTCCATAATGGAAACACTTGACCATATTCCTAACTCCGGCGAAATGGTTCTGGTGGATAGGGTCAGAATTGGCGGAAAATGATAAGATTTTCCCGGTGACAATTTATGGGAGAAGGTATTACGGTTAATAGATGAGGGGATAGATAGATGAGTGAATTCAATATCGGAGATTTAGTCTGGCTAACTAATATGGTTCATGTGAGAAGAGGAATCATTACAGGGGTAGATGAGACAGATTATTATACATATTATGGTGTGAATGATATGTATAATGTCCGAGAATATTGTGTATTCAGAACCAAGATCGAAGCATTAGAAAGTGCTTACAGAAGATTTCATAGCTTTACTAGAGGCGAAGAGGTTCCTGAATGGAACTAAATATAGAGGCTGGAGTTATAGGGGGAAATAATGAGTGACTTCAAAATAGGCGACACAGTCTGGTTAATCTATGAGAGTAATATATGGCAGGTATCAATTGCAGGGATTGATAAGATAGGTGGGCAACCTAAATACTGGCTCGATGATCACTTCGGTTATTTCGACAAGTCGTCTCTATTCAGGACTAATATAGAAGCCTATGAAGAGGCGAATAGAAGATGGGCTGCTTCCAATACCAATGCGTTGAAGTCGGAGGAGGATATGGCCTTCAAGAAATCTATGAAGCAGAAAATTATAGATAAGTTTATCCAGAAGAATATTGAATCAACTCCTACATATCATTTCAATCAAGGCTACAAGGCAGCGATGCAGGAAGTCCTAATAATGATAAATGCTGAGAAATAATAATAGGAGGACAGTTATCCCCGGATAGCTTCCCTGCTTATATATTATAGATCTAATATATATATCTAATGATAATTATTACTGAGGGATAAATCTGTGGGTAAAGTCGTATTACTGAGATATAATGCGGGTTATACTGAGTTGAAACTCCTCTGATTCCTCGGTATATCTCAGGGATAGTTTGGGGATAACTCGTAGGGTTAGTATTATCATCAGATTATACAGAGGTTATGCTAGGGTTTATCCACTGAAATTGGGGGTAAAAATTGATGATTAAAGCTAGGATTCAGCGTGAGATTTCAGATATACATGATTGGCTGGAAGCGAGGCCATCAGCATCTATGGATCCTGCCATAGAGACGAGGATTCAAAAGCTCGCGAGGTTAAGAGAGTTGAACTCCATGAAGAAGCAAATATTTCGCGCTGAGAGTTCCATGATGACAGCTCAGAATGCTATTCAGCCAGAATATGATATTGATGAAAAGTCTAATTGGGAGAGAATAGCATGAGTGACCTAGTTGAGCTAGAAAGCTACCTACGTAAGCGGATAGAGGAATTAACCGTGATAAATTCGTCAAGGATTATGCCAGGAGAACTTGATAGCATTGAGTATCAGCAAGTCCGTGGAAGATTGATGGAAGATATTCTAACGCTTTCTGTAGTGAAAGACCTTAAAGATGGTGGGTATAATTTAAAGGAGACATGATGCAATTTTCGATGAGAGAATGGAGAAGGATGTACAATAACGTTCATAGGCTTGGCAAGATTCTGAAGAATAGCCGACCTGACTACGATGGAAATCCAGCATTACATGCCCTAAGTATTAGTTCTCAGCTTAATGTTGAGGCCGAGATTAAGGACTGCCTTAACAAGACAAGTAATTATCTTGATGGATGTGGGCTAACTCTCTCGAAGACGAGATGGAATTACGATCCTAAAGACACCACTACATGGATATCTCATGACTCATTTGAGTTTGACCATTTAGTGAAGTACTGAGTTATGGCCTATAGCAGTCTAGCGGTTGGGGACTTACCTGTACCCGATTGGCGCAGCGGTTAACCCTATAGGCCACCATTAAGTGAAGTACTAAGATTATGGTGGTTGCGGCATGGAGTTCAGGCAGCCTAGAGCTAGTACTGCTTTCATAAGCTAGAAAGGTGAAGCCGGAGGTGCAACTCCTCCCAACCATGCCTATTAAGGACAGAGGAATGAATATAACTGCTCCATGGTGCGTGATATGTAATTCGTCACATTGCAGTCACATTATTTATAATGAATATCTTAAGGATAAGCAGCGGCCTGAGCTTATCAATGGCATAACTTCTACGTCATTAGTACTGAAAGCTGCTTCTACCATAGCACCCGTATGGTTTACTGGAACTACGCTACCTCTGAAAGAAGGTGAGAGTGCGTTGCAACCACACATCGCACAGAACAAGAAATTATTACTACTACGGAGAGCAATATGAGTTTATTGAGATATAAAGATTTACTAATCCTCTGCAAGGAGAAGGTTCAGGAAGCTATGGCACCTTTACGAGCCAGAGAGATGAGGAAGAAAGGTGAACTTGAAGTCTGTAAGCTTGAGAGCCTAATCGCTGAGAAAGAGCAGAAAGTTCAGGAATATGCCTCAAAGTACCCTATAGATTATGATAGGCTGATAGATGCGCTTGATGAGCTAGAGCTTACTAAGAGACGCAAGGAGCAGTTCGAGAGTATTATAGGTGAGCTATTTGGGGAAGACGTATGACTCTGGTTCAGGGAATTGTACTCGGATGTGTCCTAGGCATTGTAGGTGGATGCCTACTTATATGGATGGCTTGATATGTTTACCGAGAAAAGACCTAGAAAGCTTGTTGCTGAGAGAGAATCCTGGCGCATGGATATTCAAAGCGGTAATTTCTTCGTGCATGAACTCTATGAAGACTATGTGCTTAATCGCAATTCAGAGCTATGGAGAAGTACGCGCCAATTGGAGAGGTTATTCGAGTATATAATGTATCTTGAAGACAAGGTCACTCATCAAGAAGGCCGAACCGAGCTCTAAATATGGATAGAGATTTCTGTATATCAGTGTCAGATATCTCATCGATATTAAGAGCGTAAATTGTATCTCCTATACGATAAGAGTTAATGCTAGTCAGCAGCTTAGGTTCTAATCCTTCCTTGGCTCGTCTGACTAGCTCACCCACAAGATTATCAGTAGTCACTTCACTCAACATCATCTTATTAATCTCCATTTAGCATTAAACTCTAGTGTAACATTAATATTATTTCATATATACTGGATTTCCAATATAGGAGGGAATCAAATGTCGGATCAAGATATAAATATAATGATAGATATTCTGGATCACCTGGACGGTGCTTCAGAGAAACTCAATAAGCTATCATTCAGAGATACCAGGACTGACCAATGGCGTCAGAAGATAGATAATATTTATGCAGTTATTGAGGGTCAAATTAATGGATGAGAATCTATACGAGATATATAAGATGAATCATGCCATCTTGAATGTAAAAGATAGCACCTTTACCGAAGACGAGTTGAGCTTCCAGGCAGATCTTAAGATGATTATGGCTCTCATCGATATCAGGCAGCCTGAATATATGGAGCGATATAGCCTTGAAATGGCTCAGAACTCACCCACCGAAGATAAATTTGACTCCGTAAGTTAAACCGTGTTGTAATTCGCTAATTACTGAGGAGAACAAGGATGAAGGATTTCGAGTTGCAGGAGATTAAGGACTACTGGGCAGAGAAATATCCAGCAATCTTTATCTCCTTATCAGGTAATGAGGATGGCACTAAGTTTTATGGACGTATGTCGATTAAGGAAGAGAGTATAGATTTAGCCGCTGATACTATAGGTGAGCTGATTGGTCAAGGTGAGAATTTTTTGAGAAAGGTTACTAAGGTATGAGCGTATATAAGTCAAGTTACTCCGATGAGGAATTGTGGTTCTGGTATTGTCAAGTTGAAGCATGTGAAGGTTCCAAGAGTATGCATAGCAAGTATGCAGAGGCGAATGGCTTGGACAAGTATAAATTCGCCTTCATGAAGTATAGGTTTCATTACAAGAAGTATACTAATCCAGAAGAATATTATCGGGTTCTTCCCATCGGTCAGGCTTATATTAATTCAGATCTTAGTAAACCCAAGTTCCTAAATAAGTATGCGTATGATATTCAGACAAGTATCCTTACCGCAGTCGGTTCGCATGTGAATCATCTGAATATTATAGAGCGCATCAAGCGCGAGAAGGGATTGGCCTTGGATGATGAGACACCTATTCCGCCTCCTGCGCCTATACAATCTGAACCAGATTCTAAAGGGATGTCTTTCTATCAGGTGCCATCATCTAAAGCTATTGCTGAGCATGTTGAGCTAGAACCCGATCATGCCGAGATTCTCCAGAAGCAGAATGAGATTGAGATTACTATTAATCAGGGTGTGAAGGTAATTGTATCGCCCCATATCGATTCTATGAAGATTATTAAGATTATTAATTTACTAAAGGACTTATGATGTTAATTCCGTATGAGAATAAGAATATCTTTATCGCGACAAAGCCCACTGACTTTAGAATGTCTATAGATGGTTTGGCGAATTTCATTCAGCGAGAGAAGAACGCGCATCTCCACGATGGCAGTATATACGTCTTCTATAATAAGCATCGGGATAAAATCAAGTGTCTCTTCTGGGATAGGAATGGTTTCGTGCTGTATTATAAGCGGCTAGATAAATGTAAGTTCAAGCTGAAAGATCGGTTGCATGAGATTGAGAGTATGACGGCTGAGGAATTGGAGGTTCTTCTCTCAGGATTTGAGCTTCAGAATGCAGAGAGAAAAGAATGTAAGGGTATATTGCTGGAGCATAAGAGATGACGGATGAAGATGTTAGGGAATTAGTAGGTAAGTTGAATCATATGGCTTTCCTTCTAGGGCATGTAGTGGGAAGCTTATCCGCGATAACGTGCGGAGACCCTCATATGTGCCACAATGAGCAGATAAAGATATTGCTTGATAGAGTATTAAATGGATTGGATATAGATGGAGTGCCAGAGAGATGACTACTGTACTGTGCAGCATATTAACTTTTGGTCTATCATTGAGCGTCCTGAGTGGGTGCGTCAGCATATACCTATTAGGGAAATCATTTGGCAGAATTCCTTTACTAGAGGCGAGACTTACTTTGGTAGAACTGCGCCTACTACGGTTCGTTCAAGAGCATGATGGTAGCCAGACTTGCTATCCTAAAGGGACTCTAGATAGTTAGCTTAAACTTAAGTATAATTCTTATGCGTGTCGCTTCTTGTCGAGCGGTTCCATTGTAGCAGCCCTCTACAGCGCTAATGGGCACTTACTTAGATAAGTGCGGCTGTAAAAGCAGATAGTACTTTCAAGGCCTGAGCTATATTCTGTGAAGTCCGAGACCTGGCCACGAGTTGCGGTGTGAAACTTCACCTAAGCTGAGATGCTTACACTTATCACCATTTTAGCGGGATATTTTGGCTGACGATACTTGCGCACGATAAGCTCACGATGAGTCATATGCTCCTCAGGATAGCAGGGAAAATAGGCCACCAATTCCGAGGTAGTTCAGAGGTAGAACGGAAGACTGTTAATCTTTATGTCGAAGGTTCGACTCCTTCCCTCGGAGCCATTTTAGCGGGATATTTCAATGGTAGAAAGCTGGTTTCATACGCCAGATGTCCTAGGTTCGAATCCTAGTCCCGCACCCAGAATTCTACAACTGCAGAAGGTAGGATGGTGCGCTATCAGCATCTGAATAGAATCAACTGATACCGTAATGGATGAGGTCAATGTTCTATAGATAGCAGGCACTGGAGTGCAGGCATGTACTTTAGAGGGCGGTGAAAGTCCGCCACCAGAATTCAATCTACCTAGGTAAGGGTTGAAAGGTGAATCCCCACCATCCATAAGTAGAGGCTGTGGAACGTCTTGAGGGGCTGCAAGGTCGGCAGTACTAGAGATTGGGGTCGGTGAAAGCCCGATATAATTATAGGACTTAAATGACAGATATATTCGTATTCGGAAGTAACCTGATGGGCATCCATGGTGCTGGAGCTGCTCGTTATGCGAATCTTCATCATGGAGCAGTTATGGGGAGAGGAATAGGTCTTGAAGGAACTTCCTATGCTATCCCGACTAAGGCTCATCCATTTAGAACCCTACCACTCTTCGATATTAATAAGTATGTGGCTGATTTCCTAATCTGCGCTAAGTTATCTCCAGAATACACTTACTTAGTAACCAAGATTGGCTGCGGACTTGCCGGATATACGCCTTCAGATATTGCCCCAATGTTCCATCTCGTGAAGCATTTAAATAATGTTAAGCTCCCCAAGGAATTCTTCGAATATCTCCCTCAAATAGATTTTAACCCCAACATGGTCGCAACTTTCCCCAACTTCTAGAACTTTTCGATCCATTTCCTAGTATATTTCGGAATTCTTGTGCTATTTTGAATATGAAGTACTTCTAAAGGCTTGCAGGACGCATAATTGGCTAAGGATAGCCCCTTTACATGGATAAGGCGACACAGGTTAAGCTTGAGAACGCTGAAATAGCGGCCAAGCTCAAGGGTAGCTTACTACTCTTTATTCAAGCATTCTTTCCCATACTCACTGGGCGAGAATTTATTATCTCCCGTCCTATCGGGCGCGAAAGCCATTTCATATCGATTTGCAGGGCATTAACTCGCTGCACCAGATTAGAATCTCTGAGGTTACTCATCAATGTACCTCCAGGGCATGGGAAATCTGTAATAGTAAGCTTCTGGATTGCATGGTGCTATGCGAGATGGCCAGACAGCAATTTCCTGTATATATCCTACGCCAAGACATTAGCATCGACCCATACAGATACGGTTAAGCGTCTGATGTCGCTGTCCCAATATAAGGTCTTATTCGATGTACATCTTAGAGACGACTCCCAAGCTAAGGATGCTTTTACTACAGAAAGTGGAGGAACAGTATCTGCCTTCGGTTCAGCAGGTGCTATTACTGGGCGAAATGCGGGTCTTCCTGGACTTGACAGGTTCAGTGGAGCGGTGGTTATCGATGACTCCCACAAGCCAGACGAAGTTCACTCCGATCTTATCCGTGAAAGCGTAATTACGAATTTCCGTGAAACCATCCAGCAGAGACCAAGGGGAATCAATGTACCCATCATCTTCATAGGACAGAGGCTTCACGAACAAGACTTACCAGCTTACTTCCTTGCTGGTGAGGATGGCTATACGTGGGATTCAGTCATACTGAAATCATTAGATGAAGCAGGTAATGCACTGTATCCCGAGGCCTTCCCGCTAGATATGTTGAAGATTAGGCAGGACAAAGATAGATATGTATTTGCAGCGCAGCATCAGCAAGACCCGCAACCAGCTGGAGGTGGACTCTTCTTGCCGGAGGATTTCCCGTTGTTAGCGGAGGAACCTCAATTCCTTACGACATTTATCACGGCTGATACGGCAGAGACTGAAGACCCGAGGAATGATGCCACGGTATTCTCGTTCTGGGGACTTTATAGCATTGAAGTAGAAGGCCGAAAGATAGGTGTACAAGGATTGCACTGGATAGCTTGTCGAGAGATGAGGGTAGAGCCAAAGCATTTGGAGCGTGAATTCTTAGATTTCTGGCAGGATTGTGCGAGGCATGAGAAGCCGCCATTAACTGCATTTATCGAGAAGAAATCCACTGGTGTGACGTTGATATCGATTCTGAATGGTATGAGAGGATTAAAGGTTCGAGAGATTGAGCGCACGAGGAAGTCTGGTTCTAAAGCTCAGAGGTTTATCGACATTCAGCCCTATATAGCTTCAAAGCAAGTATCTCTGCCATCTCATGGTGCGCATACAGAGATGTGTATCAATCACATGAAGAAGATTACGAATAATGATAGCCACGCGCATGATGACATAGCGGATACATGCTCAGATGCGGTTCGTATAGGTTTAATTGAGAAGTTACTTTCACACATTATCTATAAGGACGCTTTATTCAGGAACCCTGCTAAGGAGGCGACCGAGAGATTTAAGAAGCTAACGGCGCTCAAGAAGAAAGCTTATGAGAAAAGGATTTGACCATGAGTACAATTGCTAGGAAGCACACCTCTCAGCTAGAGAAGATTAAGCAGTCGGTAGAAGGGGCTTACACATATTTCCGTCCGAATTATGATAGGTTCCATCAATTTATGCGTTTCGTATATAAATCTACTTTGACGGAAGATGATATCTCTGTTCTGGCAACATTGGGCAGGCCTCAAATAGAGTTCAATATGATGGAGGCATATCTATCGAGGCTTCGAGGTGAGTTCTCAAGGATGGAGCCAGGATTTGTAATTAGAGCGCAGGATGGATATGACATTGGAGATCCAATGCTAATTGAAATCTTGGAGGCTCACTTCAGGGCAATCCTTAACGATTCAGATAATGATGGCTTCAGCTATGACGTCTATACCGATTTACTAGTGGGTGGATTCTCAGTCGTAGAGGTTTATACAGATTACATCTCCTCCATGTCAATGGATCAGAAGATTTGTGCAGAGCGTGTATTCGACCCAACTTTATGTGGCTTCGACCCATTGGCTAGAAAGTCTCATAAAGGTGACGGTAATTTCTGCTTCCAATTATTCCCCAAGGAAGCTGACGATGTAGAGCGTGAATATGGGTCAAATGCTCTCAAAGGTCTTAAGTACGCCAGAAGTTTCTCAGGATTCAATTGGTCATATAGAGCGGCGAAGAAGGATATCGTTCTCATGTGTCAGTATGACCATAAAGAGTTCAAGAAGCAGAAGATTACGAAGCTCTCCAATGGCCGTACAATTGGTGTGAAGCATTATGAAGAATTGCTAGCTATGTGGGAGGAAGCCGGACATATAGAGCAACCGCCTATTCCCATTGGCAAGACTCGCGAGACGATGCTTGAAGAGATTACGAGGTACACCTTCTCAGGAGCAGAATTACTGACGGTCGAGAAGACGAGCTTTAAGATGCTGCCACTAATATTCTTCGATGGTAATTCAGCGGTACTACGGGATAACAGTGATTCTACCGCTCAGCAGATGACGCGGCCTTACATCTATAATGTGAAAGATGCTCAGAGGTTGAAGAACTACGCAGGTCAATCCTTGGCGAATGAGCTTGAGAATACGGTCGAACATAAGTTCATAGCTTCTGTTGAATCTATTCCTGAGGATTATTTGGATTCTTACATAGATATTCAGAAGCCTGGAACCCTGCTATATAACGCATTCCATGATGGTAATCCCGAAATCCAATTAACTCCTCCCAGAGAATTGGTTCGAACTCCAATTCCTCCGCAAATTAGCGAGACTTTCCAGATGGCGGATAATCTCATTCAGGGAATTCTTGGGAGCTATGATGCGGCTTTAGGAATCCAGAATAATGAGTTATCAGGTGTGGCTATTATGCAGGGCGCTATGCACTCTAATGCTGCGGCGATGCCCTATACTGTGGGATTCATGAAGGGCTGGAATAGAGTTTGCCAGCAGATGCTAGATTTAATTCCAAAGTACTATGTTACGCCAAGAAGTCTGCCAATCGTTCAGCCAGATGGGAAGCGGTCATATCAGGTGGTGAATAAGCCTGGTAATCCCTATATGAATTATGACCCGATGAGCCTGGAGGTTAAAGTAGAGCCAGGAGTTAACTTTGCGGTACAGAAGCAGATTAGTCTTGAGACTATAATTCAATTGATGCAGACTTCAGAGACATTTGCAGCTTTCATTAATACTAAGGGCTTGGGCATTCTTCTGGATAATATTGAAATTAGAGGAATTGACGGGTTACGTAAAGCTGCGGCAGAATTTATGGAGGAAACTCAACAGAAGCAAACTCAGGCCGAACAAATGGCTATGCAGCAAGCTCAGCAGCAATTAGATCCTAAACAGGTTATGGCTATGCAGGCTCAGGCTGAGATGGCTAAGGTTCAGCAGAAGACTGAAGCTCGTGAGCAGGAGACTCAGGTTCAATTGACTAAGATTGCCACTGATGATGCTGTTAAGAATAAGCTTGCAGATATTGAGATGATTAAGGTTCTAGCTGATATGGAAGGCGCTAAAGTCGACCAGGCTTTGAAGCAGGAGAAGACTGATGCTGAGAATGCGAGGACAGCGGTAGACATGGCTATTAATGTGAGTTCGCACCATCATGAGGTGAAGCATGCTGATAGGGAGCATGAATTGAAGAAGACGGTAGCTAATAAAGCTAAGGAGAATTAAATGCCACTAGTTAAGGGTAAGAAGGCCAAGACGAAGAAGGGGTTTAGCGAGAATGTGAAGCGTGAAATGGAGGCAGGTAAGCCCCAGAAGCAGGCTGTAGCTATCGCCTATTCGGTTGCACGTAAGGGTAAGTAAGATTTGAAAGATATTAATAGAATGCGACTCGGACTGCTAAGAGAGTTTAAGAATCTTAGGAAGTTCTTCGATAGCATGGAGGCGGGAGTAAAATCTCGTGACCCTGCTAAGATTTATCCAGCATATGCTTTCATGCAGACATTGGTGAGGCATATGAATGAAGGCGACTTAACTCCTATATCTATAGAGTTACATCAGGAGTTAACATATTTCTTTGAGAATAATTTGGATATAAATATAGGAGATAGAGATGAAGTCAGCACAGAAGATGAAGTTAGAGAAGTCCAAGAAGGTAACTGAACCTAGGAAGCTTAAGACTGGTGCTAAGCTTAAGTCAGAACGTACTTCTGAGACCAATGAGCGCGAGAAAGAGGGAAATGGTCGAGTAGTTAAGTCTAAGATGAATGTTAAGTGTTAGGGGAAATCAAAATGAGAGATAAGCCTAAAGGTGGTATGCGGCAGAAAGTTAAGAAGCGCCAAACTGATGCCAGAGATGATAAGAAGATGGTGAGGAAGATGGTTAAGAAGGACTGCATTAAGTGAAAGTTACACTCTTTGTTAGCCATTGTTCCAATTAGGTTGAATGTTGATATACTGAGATCAAAGTTATACGTGACTAGCCACGATGGATGCTAGGCCATATACGCAGCTATGCGGGATAAATAGCCCGAAACTACGACGGATCGTAGGTGATCACGGTCACACCGGGAACAGTGAGGTTTTAGATGGATGCAAAGGATATTGCAGAAGAATTGCAAGATACTAACGTGGTGGAATCTGAAGAGCTTAAACAGCCTGATGATGCACCTCCTGAGAAAATGCTATCTGTCTCCCGAGTGAATGAGCTTGTAAAGAAGGCTAAACGCGATGGAGAACGGAAGATGCAAGAGCAATTAGATGCCGCAAAGGCTCGGATAGAACAGCTTCAGGCTCAAGGCCAGCAGCAAGCTCCTAATCAGCAGCAAGCAGTACCACAGCAACAAGGTGCCAATGCCGAGATGATTCAGCAGCGTGTGATGGAATTAATGCAGCAGAAGCAGTTAGAAGATGAGCGTAAGCGTGAAACTGATCAGCTAGAACAGGAAGTGCAGCAAGTGGCTCAACAGTACTTCGGTAAGATGGCTCAAGGTAAGGTTATGT